ATGACCGTCGCGCTTCCCGCAAACCGTGAATGGCTCACCGCCGCCGAAGCCGCCGCAGAGCAGCTTCCGAGTTTTCAATATGACGAGCGCCACATCAGGCGTTTTCTCACCACAGGACAGATCGCATCCAGGCCGCGGCAAGGTACGCGCGGCCGTGAGTTCTCCTATCGCGATTTGCCCGAAGAAGCGCAGGCCGAATACCTGAAGCGTTACGGCCGCGCCACCACCGCGCTTGCGACCGACGACAAGCCAACGCGCGCGACAGAGAAGAAACTGCAGGCGCAGGCTCGCGCCGCGATCGTCGATGCCGCCGAAGCGCTCATCGCGCGCAAGGGCAATGTCTCCGCAGCGCTCAAGACCCTCGCGAAGCTGTATAGCGCGCGCAAGGCCGGTGTGATGCCTTGGGTTTACGAGAACCAAGCGTCGGCCGATCCCGACCAGGTCAGAACATGGCGCCGCAAGCTGCAGCGTGAAGGTCTTGATGGACTTCTCGATGGCCGCGGCAAATCTGGCCGGCCGAATTCGATCGAAGCCGACCCGGAACTGAAGACACTCATCATCGCCGAAATCGGCGCACGCCCACATCTCGCCATTGCCAGCGGCAAAGACGAAGAAGAAGGCGGCCTGCAGGGGATCATCCGCCGGCGCCTGGGGCGCGACATTCCGGTGCGCACATTGCAGCGCTATGTGGCGCCGCTGCGTCCTGACCGCAATCCGCTGGTCAAAGCCCTTGCCGCGCCCGGCAAGTTCAAGAACTCGCACAAGACCGCGATCGGCTCGTATAGCCAGGATGTCGTTCGCATCAACCAGCGCTGGGAAATGGATGCTACGCGCGGTGACGTGATGTGTGTCGTTACCGGGCCGGACGGAAAGCAGAGCGAGCGCCGCGTCGCCCTCACTCAGGTTATCGACATCTTCACACGCCGCGCCTGCTTCGTCGTATCCGACCAGCCAAGCGGCGCGGCCACGCGCGCCACTGTGCGCAAAGCGATCCTCGCCTGGGGTATTCCCGAAACAATCAAAACCGACAACGGCAAGGAGTTTTCGAACTACGACGTCGAGCGGATGTGCCGCGAAGCCGGGATCACGCTGCAATACTCCCAACCCTTCCATCCTTGGGAGAAGCCGCACGTCGAGCGGATGTTCGGCACCATCCTGCATTGCTTGTTCGAAAAGCTTCCGGGCTATGTCGGGCACAGCGTCGCCGACCGCATCGAGATCGAAAATAAGAAATCGTTCCAGCACAAGTTCGGCGTTGACCGTCGCGTGTTGTTCGAAGTCGAGCTGTCGCCCGCAGACCTGCAGGCCCGCATCGATGCGTGGCAGACAAAGTTCTACGAGCAGGCTTTGCACATCGAGCTTGGGAATGCTCCCGCTTTGGTGGCCAGGGCTCACGCCCACGAGGCAAAGCTTATCTCAGACGAGCGCATGCTTGATGCGCTGATGATGGACGCCAAGGTCTGTACGGTTTCAAAAGGTCTTATACGGTACAAAAACCGGTATTACGGATCGGACGAAACCGGCGCGATCGAGGTCACGCCGCGCTTCCACCGCAAGGTTCAGCTGCGTATCGATCCGCTCGATCCGTCATGGGCCGCGGTCTATTCGCCGGATGGCGCCGAGTTCCTCTGCATCGCCAAGGATGTTGACCAGCTCGAAAGCTCTGAGCGCCAGCGGATGGCCGTCGTCTGCAGCCAGAACCAAGACAAAGTCGTCAACCTCTTTGTGCGCGGCATCCGCAAGGTTGGCGCCACGCACAACATCGTCGATGCGATGCTGGCATCGGAGGTTCCTGGCTTGACCCTCTCGGGACCGGCTGCGGAGGGCATGATCCGCGCCGCGGCGCCGCAGATTGAGAAACACGTCAAGATGCTGACCGCACGATCCGACATGGATGCACCGGTCGCACCGATCGAGGCAACGGCGGAAGAACTGGAGGCGGCTGCCCGCCTCACGTCGTCAACGACACCTAAGGCGCCGGTGGCGCGAACGGTCGAATGCAACGGCTACACGCGTCCGTTCTTTGAAGACGACGTCTATCTAGTTTTCTGGTGGGAAGAATTCGAGGCCGAAGGCGGCCGCCTGGACGAGGAAGACCTCGCCAAGCGCAAGGACCTGTATGGCGACGCAATGTTCTGCGAACGCCTGCGGGCCGCCCGCCTCGCCCGCACATCAACACAAGAACGAGGCTTCGCATGAGCGCACACGCATTTTGCTGGGCATCTGGAGAAATCAAAATCGGCAAGCGCGTCCCAAAGGGCGCGCTTCCTCTTAACCTGCGCGGCGACGAGCGAAAGGTCAAAGCCTTCGTCGAGCGCTTTGCCCGCCACGCCTACGACGGCGTGACGATGTTGGTGCCGGGCGTCCCCGAAGCGCCGAACCAAGGCGTCGCGGTGAAGGCCCTCGCGCGTTTTTGCGACTGGATCCATTCCGCAGCGGTCGCGGATGGTCTGCGCGTCAACAATAAAGTTTCGAGCGAACACGCTGCCGAATAGGCGGCACCTGGAGCATGTGACATGAGAACTGGTTTCTACGTTGAAGGGCTTTCCAACCACAGCCGCCTACTGGCGAAGCTGGAGGAAGTCCGCCATCGCGGCGCGCCGGAAGCGTGCTGGATTATGGCGATGGGCGAGCCCGGCTTCGGCAAGTCGAAGACATTGGCTTGGCTTGGCGTTCGGCAGAACGCGCTGATGCTGCGCGCCAAGGCCGAGATGAACGCGCTCTGGCTGCTCAACGAAATGGCGGAACAGCTCGGCATCGACACTGCCCGCACCAAGCAGCGGGCATTCAAGACTGTCCTGGCCGAGCTGATGGTCAAGCAGCCGATCATCATCATCGATGAAATCGATCACATCGCCCGCAAGCTGCTGTGCCTCGAAACACTGCGCGACCTGACGGACATGACGGAATGCGTCTTGGTGGCCGGTGGAACGTCGAACGCGCTGACCGCGATCAAGGGGTACAAGCAAATCCATTCACGCGTCTTCGACGTCGTCAACTTCGGCGCGGCAACCGCCGCCGACATCGCCACGATCGCGGACAACCTGATCGATGTGAAGATGGATCAGGCGCTGATAGCCCATATCCAGCACCGCACCGAAGGTCGCCTGCGTTTAATCATGAACGCACTCGCGCGGGTTGAAGCCTTCGGCCGTAAGGCGCGCAGCAAGACCGTCACCCTGGAAGACTTTGGCGCCACGCGTCAGCTCACCAATGACGAACGCTTGCGCCCTCAGCCCATGTTGGTGTCGAGCCATGGCTGACCAGAACACAATTCTGCGCACGTTGGCCGCGTCCCAGGGACCGATGACCCTTGACGAAGTCTGCCGCGCCGAATGCGGTCGTGACGCGCCGGTCGGCTCTGCCGAACGCAAGCAGGTGACCAAGGCTATCGGACGCCTGATCGGCCGCGGCCTTGTCCGCACCGTTCAGCCACAGGTCACAACGTTTCCGGCGAGCCATGGCGGATATGATGCGACCAAGGAAGGGCGCATGTTCGTTCAAGAAGGCCGTCGCGTGTCCGAGCATGTGCTCGACTATCCGGCCGTGACTAAGCCGAAGGAAGGCGCCAAAGCCAAAGGCGAAGCGTTTCGAGAGGCGCTGTGGAAGGCATTCCGGTTTTCCAAAAAGGCGACACTGCATGAGCTGATCGAAGTCGCCGGAGACCAGGGCGTTATTAAGGTTGAGACACTCGCCGGTGCCTGGATGAAAGCGTTGATCCGCGCCGGTGTCGCGGTCGAGCTGAAGGTGCGCGCGCACGGTTTCGCGCCGACATCGAACGGCTTCAAACGCTATGCCCTTGCGCGCGACCTGGGTGCCAAGGCGCCATCGATCGCGCACCACTTCATTATCGACAACAACTCGGGACAGCAGATCGCCTTCGACCAACCTGCCGCCTCGCGCGAGGTGGCGTGATGGCAAAGTACACAGCCGAACGGTGGAAGGACCCCGCGTTCCGCGCACACATGGTGACGCTAACTCGGTTCATCCAACCGAAGGCCTCCGACGCGCGTCGCAAGCTCACGCGTGAGCGCCTCGAAAGCCTGCTTGCTGACTATGCCGAGCTACATCCGACCGGCCGGCGCCGGTATCGCTACTCCGGCAAAGAGATCGCGATCCGGTACGGCGTGTCGGCTGATCATGTTTACGATCTCGCGCAGCGCGCCGGCCTCCAGCGCTACGATGCCGCCAAGCGCGCAACAACACTCGATCGCGAGGCCGCATGACGGCGCTCTCTCCGAAGCAGCGCGCTGTGCGCAAGGTCGATATCGCGCTGGTAATCGCCGAGCTGCAGAACGCCATCGTTGCCGCTCGCCTGATCGCCTGCGCCGGGCCGAACACGCTGACCCGCGAAACCTTCGCACTCGCGAGGGCTCACACCACGGCCGCGCTCGGCGGCATCGAAGTCCTGCAGGGTGAGGCGCGCAAGAAGCCTGTCGCCGGCGAGATCGAGACATTTCTTGCCGAAGCAGCAAAGAGGGATCGGCGATGAAGACTATTGATGAAAAGGCGAGCCAAGACGAAGCAATCCAGACCTGCCCGTGTACTGGATGCACAAACCCGCGAGATCGCATCTACGGTCTATGCCGTCGCTGCCGCGCCATCGTGCGAGTTTGGCGCGTAGACGAAATCCAGGATGCCCACACCCGGATAGTCAACGCCCCCGACACCATCAGTAAGGCGAAGGCGACTAGTGCCTGGAATGATGTAATCAACGCCGTCGCTGCTGAGGCTGACGCATGGAGGGCGAAGTATGCCACGCGCTGAGCCCTGCCCGATACCGGGATGCGACCACTTCAAGTTCGCCGGAAAGCCGTTCTGCCGCGACCACTGGCGAGCATTGAACACGTTCTGGCGATGCCTATTGGTCCGGTACCTCAACCATATGCGCGACGCCAATCGAGACGGCGACAGCGAGAAGTTCCGCAGCTTCGCCCGGCAGTTCGAATACGCGCGCGATCGCGCCGCTGAAATCATCACCAACAAGGAGGGCATTGATGCCTCTGCTTGAACCGAACCGACATAGTCGCCGCTGGGGTCACGTAACTGGTCGGAGCGACCGGATCGACGTTGGCCGGATCAAAGCGTTAGCCGAAGACGCGCGAGAGCAGGTGTTCCTCGCCGACGAGGAATTGCCGGATGAGCGCAGCTCAAAAGGCCACATGCGCAAGGCCGGAACGCTGATCGGTCAGCTGCTGCAAGATCTGCAGAACGTCGCGAGGTATCCGCTATGAACGCCGCCGAACAGCAGAAAGCCACGGAGGCCGCACAGCGCCGGCACACGGATGTGCAGGAGCGTGTGATTGAGGCCATTAGCGGCCTGCTGTCAAAGCGCGCCAGCCGCAAGCCGCTGGCCAATGACCGGTTGGACGATCTTCGGATCACGCGCGCCGATATCGGCACCCTTGGCCCGATCACCGCGAGGTTTGCGGTGGGGGAAAAGAACATCCCCGATTACGAAGCCGCGTTCGAGCGGGCGATGGCATCAATCTCTCTCGTAACCGTCGACGATCTCGCCGCCGAGATCGTGCGCCATCTCTATCCCACGATCGAAACGATCCGCGGCAAGCAGGGCTTCGTGATCACCGACGAACTCGCCTCGATTGAACCGGAACGTTCGGAGGTGTCGCTGTGAACATCAAAATCACTGGGCGCCTCGGGCCGGTCGGCGGCGGGACCTACGTTGATCGCGTGCGCGATCGCTGGGGTGAGACCGTTCCCGATTGGTGCATTGCCCTCGCCAAATCGGCCGATGCGTACACCGAGCAGAACAAGAGCATGTCGGCGCTCGCCGGGTTTCTGGGCTGCACACCGGCTGTTCTCAACGCTGTGATCGGAAAGACCTATCGCGGCCGCTACGACCATGTTGAGCAACTCGTACGGGGCAAGCTGATGAGCCAATCGGTGATGTGCGAGCCTCTTGGTATGAACGTTTCGCGCGACGTCTGTGCCATCAACCAGCGGCGCAAGCCATCGTCCGCCAGTCCATCTACCGCCAAGTTTCCGGGCGCTTGCCGGGCATGCCCGCACGCCACGGGAGGCACCAATGCTTAGTCAGGATATCGACAGGGCCGCGCGCCGGATCGACGACATGGCGGCGAATGTGAACGAAGGCGGGCGCGTGAGCATGCGCGATCTGCGTGCTCTGCAATGCACACTGCGCGACCACGCCGCCACCGCGCGCGCCTTGGAAGTCAAGCTCGCCTTGGTCGAAGCGAGGCCGGCATGAGCGATGCCCGCGAATTCACCGACCCGGAACTCGGCGATCTGCCCGTCAAGCCGTTCGGCACGATGCGCGGTGGCCGCCCGTCGATCGACGTCGAAAACTTCGATGCGCTTCGCGCTGCCGCCCACGAACTGGCAGATGCCAGCCCGCGGATGTTGATGAGCCTGTCCATCGATGAGTTGCGGGCATTCATCCGCTTTGCGGCGATCACGTCTGATGTGACGTGGCTGGCTTCCGACGCCGTTGCCGCCTCCGACGCGGGCGCACCACGAGGCGAAATAATCAAGAGGCAAGAGACACTGGCGGACTTCGTTCGCCCGCTGATTGGGAGGGAGTGACTATGGATAGCTTGCTTACCGGCCTTGGAATTCTGGCTGCGATCGCGATTGTCCTCGGCTTATTCGCGGCGATCGCCGAGCCATATGTGATTTGGATCATCCTCCACGAGGAAGACGACGGCGATGTGCAGATGCTGTCCAGCCACATCGAGGACGTCACGGCGACGACTGGACGGAGCGGCGGACGATGAGCAGGAAAGCTAAGAAGGCCCCGGCCATTATCCTCCAGACGTGGGAAGAGGCCGATCGCGCGGTCGCCGAGATGGCCGAGCTGAGCGACATGATCACCACGACCACGGGTCGGCTCAACGCCGCAGTGGCACGGGTGACAGCCCGCTACACCGCCCGCACGGCTCCTTTTCAGGCGCGGCACGATGAGCTGTTAGCTGCGATCCAGGCCTATGCCGACGCCAACCGCGAGAAGCTCACGGACGGCGGCAAGACCAAATCGGCGAAGATGACGGCCGGCACAATAGGATGGCGCACCTGCCCGGCATCTGTCGCCTATGCGTCTGGGCTCAAGCTGGCTGACGTGGTGCTGAAGATCCTCGATCTCGTCGGCAGGCTGCAGAAGAAGGTCAGCAAGGACAAGGATGACGCCGAGGCCCGCCAGCAGCTCGTGCAGGCAGAAGGTTTCATCCGGCGCAAGATGGAGCCCAACAAAGAAGCGATGCTGAATGCGCCCGCCACCGCCGCCCTGGTAGAGGGAGTGCGGATCGTCACCGACAAGGAAGAGTTCTACGTCGACTTCTCGGTCGTTGATCTGCCGGAGCCGGTGTCATGACCGAACGCCCAATCGAACTGCTGCTCGCCAGCGCCCCGCTGCGCAAGCTCCCGGACATCAGCAAGCGCGCGCCCGCGTTCGAGGCGGCCTGGGCAGCCGCACTAGCGGGCGATGCCGCTGCTCCAATCATGGTTCCTGAGGCGGCTGCAAAACAGCTTTTAAAGACCGCTTTAGGGCTGTGCGAGGCGCTCGGCATCAACGGCGTCGAGCGCACGGAGATCTACAACGACCGGATTGACGCCGCTGAACAGGCGTCGCCGGCCGACCTCGACCAGCTCATCGCTACCGCCGCCGAAGAGCTGCTGAAGATCATGTCGGGAAAGCCAACGAAGGATGCCGCGTGATGACCACCAACAACGACAATGTCGTCTGCCTGAAACAACCGATATCCGATACAGAAACCGATCGGCAGCGCTTTGAGGTATGGGCGACTGGCGCTCTCAGAGCTGACGAAGCGTCGAGCTTGTTGGCACGATCGCGCGGCGGAGACTACGTTCTGGCAACCGCGCGGGCCGCGTGGGCGGCTTGGCAGGCGGGCCGCACGGGCTTTCTTGTAGCTGCGAAGCGGCAACTGTCCGATCCCCGCGCTCGAGTTCTGCATGCCGAGGAGGCTGTGCGATCGCTTTGCCAGTTGGCGGGCGAAGATCCGGCCGACGCCGTTATGGTGCTTCTCACGGCCGCCGCTCACCTCAACAGCGTGTATTCTGTTAAGTCCCCCGACGACACGATGAAGGCACTGGCTAAGGCGCTTGGCTGCGCAACGGTCGCTGCCGAAGAGTTCTTCGGGGGTAAGCGATGACCACTCGCAACGAACTCCTCGGTGCCGTGCATAAGGCGGCGAAGCTGGCGGGCCTCGACGAGGACACCTATCGCGACAAGCTGGAGCAGCTCACCGGCAAGCGCTCCGCCAAGGACTGCTCCGACGCGGAATTGAGTCTGGTTCTTAACAATTTCCACGTGAAACACACCCAGACCACCCACCCCCATCACACCAAGATCAAGGCGCTGTTCATCGCCTGCTATAACCTTGGCATCGTCGAGACCGGCACCGACGCGGCGCTCGACGCGTTTGTCTCACGCCAGACCGGCAAGCTTCGCCTGACCTTCGTGACCCCGGCCGAAAGCGCCGCCGTCATCGAGCCGCTCAAGGACATGCTGCGCCGGGAGGGTGTGTCGGACCTCGACGCTGGCGGCATCGCCGTCCGCGCCAGCCTGTGCAAGGCGCAGTGGGCCAAGCTCTTCAAGCTCGGCGCGGTGCGTATCGAAAGCGTTTGGGCGCTCGACAATTGGGCGAGCCGCTTCTTCAAGGTGGGAACGCGCAGCGTCGATAGCTTCACCGCGCGTGAACTCGACACGCTGGCCCGCCGCCTTGGCGGATGGGTCCGGCAGCGTCAGGCGCAAAGGGCCGTTGCATGACATCCGCGGCCGAAAAGATCGCCGAGCGAGCCCTGCCGCAGGTCTATACCGTCCTGTTCGAAGCGGGCGGATGGGCGGCGGTGGAAGGCTTTGCGGCGGTCTATGCCGGCCGCTACATCCGCGTCCCACGCGTCAAGCTCGGCGATCATCACCCGATCGTGCAGGCGGCCGGCCGGGCCGCCGCCGACGCCCTGGTCGAACGTTACGGCGGCGATCCGTCATTCGAAGTGCCGATGGGCGGGCACTCATTGAGGCTGCTGATCGTCCAGGATAACCTCGACCTGCCGGTGAACAAGCTCGCCGGCCTGCTTGGCTGCACCTATCGCCACGCCTGGAATTTGCGTAAAGAGGCGATGGCGGGTAAATCGCGCGGTCAACGCCGCCGCGGCCGTCCCCCGGCGCCGCGCGATCCGCGCCAGACCGATATCGAAGACTTCCTGAGATAACGCCTCTGAATTTTTTCAGAGGCCATGTCGCGGCGGCGGCAGCGCATTGTCGCCGCCATGATCGCATATGCCGACCGGAACATCGCGGCCCTGGGCGAGGACGAGGTCCTCGCCCGGACCATTTTTGCCGAAGCGCGTTCGGAACCTGAAGAGGGCCAGATCGCCATCGGCTATGTCATCAAGTACCGTGCTGCTCTCGCTAAGGCGTATGTGGCCAAGCATGGCCAGCCTCACCGCCTGTTCGGCGATGGCACCATCGCGGGGGCCTGTCTTGCGAGCTTCCGCGCGATACATCAGTTCAGCTGCTGGAACGAGAAAGACCCGAACCGAGCCAAGGCGCTGAAGGCCGATCACAGCGACCCGCGGTTCTGCCGTGCCCATCAGATCGCCCGCGACGTGATTGCCGGCAAGGCCGAAGACCGTCTGCTTGAGGCCACGCACTACTACAATCCGGACGTCGTGCGCATGCCGGGCTGGGCTAAGGGTCTGCCGTTCGCCTCAATCGGTCACCACCGGTTCTTCCGGTACGTGCCATGACCAATCCGCTGCGGACAATTGCGACGGAAGATGCCGCCGATCGGGTGTGGTGCCCGATCCGGATCGGCTTCCTGTTCGCGTTTGCGTTCTTGCACGTGATGGTCGCCGTCGCCGTGATCGTCAAAGGTCAGCCCTTCGATCCGATCGCCTACGGCACCGCCGTCGCCGCGATGCTCGGCGGCGCGGGTGCGGGCATCTTTTTCAACGGGCGCTCGGAAGCGCCGAAGGGGTAACGAACATGAATGATCCGAAAACTCTCTGCATTGAAGGGCCGTTCGAAATTGAGATGAAAGTCGGCATCACGAATGACGAGCAGAGTGGCACCGTGACGTTCAGCTTTGGCCACGGCAAGATGCCCACTGCCGATAACGTACAGGCCGCTATCGCCGAGTGTTCAAAGCAAGCCGCCGCGCAGGGGTTCAGGTTGATGGACCGCCACGAATATATGCAGGATCAGCTCGGCCTCGCAGGTGTGGTTATTCCCGGACCTCGGAAGTTTCCTAGCTCGGATAAATGGGGCGCGCGCTGATGTCCGGTATGCTCCCCACCGTTTCGCCCGCCACATCGTATCTCACGCTCATCAAATGGGGATTGATCGGTGCGCTGCTGATCGCCGTGCTGGTTGGCGGCATCGTGTTCGTCAACCGCGTCAACGGCTGGCGAGCCGACAGCCAGGCGCTGCCGGCCGTGACCGATGCTCGCGATGCCGCGATCAAAGAACGCGACGACGCGCGTCAGGCCAAGGCTGACGAAGAAGTGAAGTTCGTCGGCACGCTTGGAAAGCTCGGCGAGCAGTTCGGTAAGCTGCAGGGCGATCTCGTCAAGCTGCAGTCTCAGATCGAGCGCGACCGCGCCGATCGCCAAACCGCCTACAACAACTTCCTGGAGGCCACACGCAATGTCCCGATTGATGCTCCGCTCGGCAGCGATGGCGATCTTCTCGTTCGTCGCGGCCTGCTCGACCTCCTCCGTAACCCCGACACCGGACTACTCTCCCGCGGTAGCGGCAGCGACGGTGCGGGTGGAGACGGCGCTGGCGTGTCCGGAGCCGCTCCCTTCTCTCACCCTGTGCCCGGACAACCAGCCGGCGCTGATCACCAAGACGGGAAAGCTGTGGTGCCCGCCGCCGGCCTGGGTGGTCGACAAGGTGCAAAGCGCGCCGCTGAAGGACGCCGCCGCCGCCGCGATCACCTGGGCACAGGACGAGCAAGAAGGGCGGCTGACGCTGGATCGGAGCTTCGGCAAGCCGTGCCGGGACAAGCTGAAGTCATCGCCCATATCACCGGCCGGCGCTGTGGGAAGCTCTTCGCCTCCAAAGTGATGACGATGGCGCTCGTGTTGTCCGGGGTCCAAGTGATCCATGGATGAGGTCGATGCGGCGCAGCGCTTTGAGCAAGCCCGGCGAGACGCTGCCCTCGCGCATCTGCGCGCCGAGCTGTCCGCCGCAGAAATGTCCGCTGCGATCAATGGCGACCGCGAGTGCTGCGAGGATTGCAGCGATCCAATTCCGCCAGAGCGACGCCGGGCAGTTCCTGGAGCAACACGGTGCACGTCCTGCCAGGAAATTCACGAACGCACGATGAGAATGCGGGGACCATAATGTCGAGTTGGAATGCCGATACCTGGATCGCGCTGATCGCGTTGCTGCTGAGCGGTCTATCGCTGGCTGGCGTGATTGCATTTTACGTGATCCGCAACACGTCGAAGGATGAGGCTGACGACGCCATCAAGCCTCTCGAAGAGAAGATCGATAACCACGAGCAGCGCATCACGACGATTGAAGCACGCGAAGGTCTCGGCGCCAGCAAAGACGATTTGGCCAAGCTCTCGCGAGAAGTCGCGGAACTCTCCGGCGAAATTCGAGGCGTCAATCGCCACATCGACAACTTCGCCGGAGAAATGAAGGGCGTGCGCTTGTCGGTTGAACGGGTCAACGACTATCTCTTGCGAGAGAAACTGAGATGAACGGGTTTGCTGAAGCATTGGCCGAGGACCGGCGCCTTGCCGAATTGAAGTTGCTGTTGGAGGCAGGCGGCAGCGCGAACGAGAGCGTGCTTGAAACCGGCCTGGAAGCGCTCGGTCATACCACGGCGTTGACGCGTGAGAATATCCGAGCCGACCTGAAGTTCCTGGAAGATCGCGCGCTCGTGCGGCTTTCGTACTTCAACGACAAGATTTGTGTTGCTCATATCACGCGCCGAGGTGTCGAGGTGGCCGAGGGCAGAACGAAGGTCGAAGGCATCAAGCGCCCCTCGATCGGGGAGTAAGCCATGGGACGCCCTTCCTCCGTCGATAAGCTCGATCCGACGATCCGTGCCGAGATCAATCGGCTGAAGATCGAGCGCGGGTTCACGATCGACCAGATCGTTGAGCACATGAAGACGATGGGCGTGACGACGATCAGCCGGTCGGCCATGGGGCGTCACGTCAAAAAGCTGGAGGAAGTCGGCGCACGCATTCGCGAGGCCCGTGCCGTTGCTGAAGGGATTGCCCCGACGCTAGCTGGAAAAGATGACGGCCAGCTTCTCAACATGAACGTCGAGCTTCTCCATGGCGCCATCATGCGTATGGCGTCTGCGACCGACGAGGAAGGTGAAGACGTCCAGCTCAAGCCGTCCGAGGCGATGGCGATCGGCAAGGCGCTCGAATGCGCATCGAAAGCAGCGGCGATCAACGCTAACCGCGTGCTGAAGATCAAGCAGGAAGCCGCGAAGGAAACGGCAAAGAAGGCTGCCGAGGTGGTGCAAAAGGCACTTGAAACCGATGCACCAGGTCTTTCTGCCGGAACGGTTGACAAGATCATGCATCAAGTACTTGGGGTGGCGAAGACGTGAGCGAGGTCCCCAAACACCAAGGCCAAGCCCTTCCCGCCGCGCTGGATGGCCTCCCGCGCGGCAATCTTCTGCTTGGTTACCAGCAACAGGCCTTCATGATGCTGGCGCACTTTGCGCTGCTGGTCATTGAGAAATCGCGGCGCATCGGTCTGACCTGGGGGCTTGCGGCATGGGCGGTTCTAAAGGGAGCTGCGTCGCGGATCGCCGGTGGCTCTGACGTTTTCTACATCAGCTACTCGCGTGAAATGACGCGTGAGTTCATCGACGCCTGTGCCATGTGGGCTAAGGCGTTTGCCCTGGTGGCGGGAGAAACTTCGCTTGTTGGCGAGTTTGTCTTTGACGATCAGGACGAACACGGCAACACCAAGCAGATCCAGGCTTTCCGGATACAGTTTGCATCGGGCTTCCAAATCGTTGCTCTGTCGAGCGCGCCGCGATCGTTGCGCGGCATGCAGGGCGCGGTGATCGTCGACGAGGCGGCGTTCGTCGACAACCTTGCCGAGCTGCTTAAAGCGGCAATGGCGCTGTTGATGTGGGGCGGTCAGGTTATCGTGGTTTCGACCCATAACGGCGTCGACAATCCGTTCAACACGCTGCTCGATCAGATCAAATCCGGCAAGCGCAAAGGCGGCTATGTCACCATTACATTTGCGGATGCGATGGCCCAAGGCCTTTATGAGCGCATCTGCCTTGTGACGGGCAAGACACCGACCCCCGAGGGAAAGATTGAGTTCGAGCGCGATATCCGCGATTTCTACGGCGAAGACGCCGCCGAAGAACTTGACTGCATTCCGAAGGCGGGCGCTGGCGGGTATCTTGATCCGGCCGACATCTCCGCCTGCGAACACGAGGATGCCGGCAATCCCGAAAAATATGAGGGCGGCCTCTCGGTGATCGGACGCGACGTGGCTCGCCGACGCGACCTCGCCGTGATCTGGCCGTTTGAAATTACCAAAGATGGCCACCTATGGCTGCGAGAGCGCTATGAGGGCAAGAAGGTAAAGTTCGCCGAGCAGGACGCCGTGTTCGAACGGATGTTCAAGCAATACCACGTCATGCGTGCGTGCATTGACCAGACAGGTATGGGCGAGAAGGTGGTGGAAGACCTTCAGACGGCGATGGGCAGCGATCGCATCGTCGGTGTCATCCTGTCGCCAACCAACCGGCTTGACGTAGCGATCGCACTGAAGAAGCGGATCGAAGCTCATACCATCCATTTTCCGCCATCTCCGGAGATCCGCACCGACCTGAAGGCGATCAAGAAGGCCAAGGGCACGGGCGATACCGTTCGTCTGATCAACGACGACACCGTGCATGCCGACATGTTTTGGGCAGCTGGCCTCGCTTGCATGGCGGCGGAAACAGATCCACTAACCTGCCGCGGCTTCATCGCCGTCCCGAAGACGGCGGGGAAATACGACATCCGCGGCGATGATGACGGCCGCTTCCGGATGCGCGCCGATGAGCCGGTGTCGCACGGAAACTGGGGCGGACGCGGAGGGGTGTGGTGATGGCCAAGATATTGGCAAAGCGCATTTCCGTCCGCCTGTCCATGAATGACGCTTGCACGATTTGGGCGATGTTCAAAGCACAGCGCGAGCTGATCGGCGACAAAATCCGCGTCGTCGAGAAGTACCCAGACAGCTGCAGCCCCGAGGCGCTGGAAAAGCTCAAGAACTATCATCGCGAAATCGACGAGCGGCAGCGGCGGTTCGAACAAGGCATTTCGGACACGCAGCTTCGCAACATCCTTAGAAGGGAATGCTAATGCCCGAGTTCTATCCCATCGTGGATTATCTCGGCCGGCCGATCCAGAAGCCGGACCTGTTGACGCCGATCGCGCGTGCCTCCGTCATGGGTGTGCGACAAGCCGTGACGTCCGGCGTATCGAATGGCATGACGCCGCAGCGGATGGCTTCGATACTGCGCGAGAGCGAAGACGGCGACCCCGAGCGCTATATGCAGCTCGCGGAGGAAATGGAGGAGCGAGATCCGCATTACCTGTCGGTGCTGGGAACCCGTAAGCGGCAGGTGAGCCAGCTCGACATCACTGTGGAGGCGGCGAGCGAGGATGATCCCGACGACCAGGCTAATGCTGACCTGGTCAGCGCCCTGAACGACAGTGGCGTGATCGACGACGCCCTATTCGACATGTTGGATGCTGTGGGCAAGGGCTTCTCGGTCAGTGAAGTGATGTGGGAGTTCAGCGCGACACGCTGGATGCCGAAGGCGATCGAATGGGTCGACCCGCGGTTTATCGATTGGGACCGCGACACGCGGCGTATCCCGTTGTTGATCAGGGACGACGGAACGCGGGAACCGCTGAAGCCGGGCAAGTTCCTGTTTCTTCAGATCAAGGCCAAGAGCGGTATTCCAATCAGGAGCGGCATCGCCCGGGCCATCGCCTTCAACTGGATGTGCAAGAACTTCACCATCAAGGAGTGGATGCAGTTCGGCGAGATCTACGGCCTGCCATTCCGCATTGGTAAATATCCGCAAGGTGCCAGCGAAGAAGACATCAATATGCTGCTTCGCGCTGTGTCGCAGCTTGCGGCCGACGCCGCGGGCGTGATCCCGCAATCGATGCAGCTTGAACTCGTGCGAGCTGAGGGCTCATCGATGGGCCATCTGCTTTTTTCGGGGATGGCCGACTATTTCGACAAGCAGACGTCGAAGCTGGTCCTTGGACAGACTGGAACAACGGACGCAACACCCGGTCAGCTCGGCAGCGGCCAGGACCACACCGAGGTAAGGCGCGACATCGAGACGAGCGACGCCCACATCCTTGAAGCCTGTCTCAACCGCCAGCTCATCCGGCCGTTCATCGACATCAACCGCGGGCGCCAGAAGCGCTATCCCTGGCTGCATATCGGCCGTCCGGATGGCAAGGATGCCAAGTTGATGGCCGACATTGCGCAGATCCTCGTGCCGATGGGCGCCGAGATCGACGCATCACAGATCACGTCCGCCGCTGGTTTCACCGCGCCCGGCAAGAACGCGAAGCTGTTGACGCCGCCGCAGCAGGGTTTGAGCTTGCCGTTTGGTCTGCCGTCGAACCCACCGGCGGCGCCGACAGCTAAAGCACAGATGGCGCGCGCGTTGCTGGCGGCTCTTGCCGGAACAACTCCCGACGCGATCGAACGCGCCGCGCAAGAGCAGGCCGGCGACTGGATGGTGCTGCAGCCCGCCGTCGAGCAGATCGCCGAGGTGCTGGCCACGGCGAAAAATGGAGATGATGCGATCGCGCGGTTGGAGGCGCTGGCGCCGAACCTCGACACGCGCGCCCTAGGTGAGCGCCTGGCGCGGGCAAACTTTCAGGCGCTCGCAGCCGGCATTCTCGGGAACAAGCTGAAATGAGCAAAGAGGAATATTCCGCAGCCGAAGTCCGCCACACAATGTGCGTGTTGGCTTCGAATGCCTTCAGGCTCGGCATGACCGACCTTGGCTTTGTCTATTCGGAGGCCGCAAGGCGGGGCCTTAGTTTTTGCGGCCCCTATCTGGGGCTCAATCACCAGAACTGCCGGTGCACATTAATTCCCTTGGATCGCCATGCCTGATCTTCAGATCCACGATATTTCGCCGGACGCCTTCATCCGTGTGCTGGAGCGGCGGGCGCAGAACCCGATCAGAAGCTTTTCGTGGTGGGATGTCTGGCAACAGCAGCATAGCCAAGGTTTCACCGTCGCGAAGTCGGCCGGCTTCGACATCATCAACGATGTTTTGGACGCCGTTAAAAAGGCTCTTAAGAACGGCGAAACCGAAAAGGACTTCATTCGTCAGCTGCAGCCGGTCCTGATTGATAAGGGCTGGTGGGGACGTAAAGAGGTCACCGATCCGGCAACCGGCGAGGTGATCAACGCGCAGCTCGGCAGCCCGCGCCGGCTCGGCATCATTTACGACACCAACATGCGCATGAGCTTCGCCGCCGGTAATTGGGCAGGCTATCAGCGAAACAAGGGCGGGCGACCATATCTGCTCTACGACGCGGTGCATGATCATCGCACGCGCGCGGAGCATCGCGACTGGGGCGGCGTGGATGACGGCAAGCCGATGTGCCTGCACATGGACGATCCATGGTGGTCGACGCACTATCCTCCCAATGGCTGGCGCTGCCGCTGTGGAACACGCTCGTTGAGTGAGGAGGAATATCTCAATCTCGTCGCCGCCGGCCGGTGCAAGACCCACGCACCGCCGATCGCCTGGCAAAACGTCATCAACCTGCGCACCGGCCAGCCCTTCCAGGTGCCAAAGGGCATCGATCCCGGGTTCGGTTACAACGTCGGTCAGGCCTTCATGGCCGCCCTGGCCGCGGCGGCGTGACCTAGGGGGCGTTTTTGGGGAAAGCCGCCACCGCCTAGGAAGCCCCAGGACGGCCGTCCCCACCCTGGCCGGTCCCTGCCTACCCAAAGTCAGGGCTAGGGATATTTTGGACATATTTTGAGCCCCCTGGCGGGAACCTGACGGGCCGGTCACCCCGCCAAACCCGTCTCGCCGGGTCATCCCCCCTCCAAATCGGGTCGGAAAGGGGGTAGGAAGGGGGTGCGCGCCTGCTTCGGCGCCCCCCGATGCCCGCCGTTTCCGACCGGCGCTCATGCTCCCCACCACCACGCACCGCCTTTGAATTTTTTCAGAGGCCACGACCAGGCCGACGCACGCCATGGTGCGGGCCTCATGAACAAACTCTCTCAATTCCTTGCGCACATGCGCACCCCAGGCGCCGAACTCGCCGAATACGCGACCGCGCTCGACCTGCCGGCCGGCGCCAAGGCGCCCGACTGGGTCCAGCTCTTGCCGCTCGGCCGGATCACGCCATCACCGCTCGATGGTCGAGAGCCGTTCGATTTAAAGGATGCGGAAAAGGTCATCGCGGCGTCACAGGCGTTCCTGCGCACCATGACGATCGACTACGACCACGGCACAAACAAGAAGGAAGGTTCATCCCGCGCCGCGGGCTGGATCACCGAACTCGCGTCGAAAGGCCCGAACGGAGAGTCTGGCATCTGGGGTCGGGTCGAATGGACCAAGAGTGGCGCCGAGGCGATCGAGAGCCGCGAATACCGGTTTCTGTCTCCGACCCTGTTTCACGACAGAAAAACCCGTGAGGTCCGCTTCATCGTTCGCGCGGCGCTCACGAACGACCCTGCGCTGGTGCTGAAGGCGCTGGCATCCATCCAAACTGAGGAGCAATCGTTGGACCTGTTGAAAAAGCTGGCTGCCATGCTCGGGCTCGATCCCGAGACGGCGACCGAGGCGGACGTCATTGCCGCCATCGAAGCTCTGGCGAAGAACCAGGGCATGGCCGATGACCTGGCCAAGAAAGACAAGGCGCTGTGTTCGATCGCCAAGGCCGCCGGCCAGACGATCGCCGATGCGTCGAAGATCGACGACACCATGGTCGCCGCGATCTGCGCGCGTTTCGGCGGCAGCGACGAAGTCGCCGCGCTGAAGGAGCAGCTTGCCGATGCCAGGATCGAAGTCTTCGAACTGCGCGGCAAGAAAGATGCCCGCACGCCGGAAGAAATCGTCGACGATCTTGTGGCGGCGGGCTCCATCACTCCGGCCGCCAAAGCCGAGGCGCTCGATATTTACAAGCTGAGCCCGAAGAAGTTCGAAGCGATGATCGAAAAGCTCGGCGTCGCGACGCTCGCCACCCGCCATGCGCCGGAGAAGGTTCCGAATAAGGGTGGCGGCTCGGGCGCGCTCGATGACGACGCGCGCAGGGTGGTCGAATGCTTCGGCATCAAGGAAGCCGACTTCGTCGCCACCGCCAAGGCCAACATGAAAACCGAGGAGACCGCCTAATGGCTCTCGCCAAAGATAGACTGATCCCCACACGTGGGGCTGAGTTCTTCGAAAAGCCCGTTTCGGCGGCGAAGACGCTCTATGCCGGAGCGATCGTGTGCCTCAATTTGGCTGGCGATGCGACGCCTGGTGCAACCGCACTCGGCCTGAAAGCGATCGGTCGTTGCGAAGAGTTTTCCGATAACGCGCTTGGCTTGGCCGGCGACGTTTCGGTGAAGGTCCGCAGCGGCGTATTCCGGTTCGACAACAGCGCCAACGCCGACGCGATCACCGACGCCTATGTCGGCGAGCTTTGCTACATCGTCGACGACTGCACGGTCGCACTGACCAGTGGCGGCGGCACCCGCAGTGTGGCAGGTCGCATCATCGAGGTCGATGACGCGGGCGTGTGGGTCGAGCTTGGCACCGTGGTTTTCGATCGTCAGAAACTCGGCGTTCCGGCCTTTGTCATCGGTGCCGAGGCGGGCAACGTCATCAACGTTGCGGTGCAGCTGAAGGATGCCGCTGGTGTCAACCTCGCCGTGCGCGCATCGCTGACCGCCTATCTGGCGACCGAAGCCCATGGCGACGTCCTTGCGGCCGCCGCGCCTTCTGGCGGTGTGGCCATCGGCGCCAACGGCGTCGCGATCCCGCTGGTCGCCGGCAAGGCTTTCCAGCTCGTGTCGGAAGCCAACGGCACTATCGACCTCAACATCACCGAAGCCGGCGCCGCCACCTGGTACCTCGTCCTGGTCATGCCGGACGGGCGCCTGGTCGCTTCCAACGCCATCACCTTCGCTGCGTAAGCGGCCCAAGCTGGAGACCCAGACGTGATCATCAATACCAAAAACCTGATGTTTCTGACGACGGCCGTCACCACGGTCTTCAATGGCGCTTTCGCCGGCTATACGCCGCGTTGGCAGAAGACTGCGATGTACGTGCCCGCGACCGGTGTTCTGTCGCTGGATTACACGTGGCTGCGTCAGCTCAAGAAGATGCGCAAGTGGATCGGCGACCGTCAACTCGACGCGCTTTCCACCAACGGCTATCGCATCGTCAACGAGCCCTACGAAAACACCATCGCCATTCCGCGCCCGAACATCGAGACCGATCAGTACGGCGTCTTTAATCCGATGTTCGCCGATCTCGGTCAGACCTCGGCCGAAAATCCCGACGACAATCTTTACGGTCTGCTCAACGCGGGCTTCACCACCGAGTGCCATGACGGCCAGTATTTCTTCGACACCGATCACCCGCGGCTTGATGCGGATGGCGCGGAGAAGTCGTGGTCGAACTTCATGGGCGGCGAAGGAACGCCTTGGTTCCTGATGTGCACCAAGAAGCAGCTGAAGCCGATGATCTTTCAGGAGCGTGTGAAGCCGCGCCTGGTGGCGATGGACGATCCGGCCAATCCGCACGTCTTCATGAAGAACGAATTCGTGCACGGCGTCGATTGCAGCCAGGGCTTCGGCTATGGCCTGCCCCAGCTTATCGTCGCCTCACGCAAGGACCTCACGCCGGCCAACTATGCCGAGGCTCGTGCGGCACTGTCGACGCTGCTTGGCGATCGCGATCGGCCGCTTGGCATTGTCGGTGACACGTTGCTGGTGCCGGGCTCCTACGAGGAGAAAGGTCTGCGCATTGTCAAAACGCAGACCGAGGCCGGCGGCGGCGGCAACCCCTGGTACGGCACGGCCGAGCTGGTGGTCGAACCGCTACTCGCGACCGCGTGAGGGCGTGATGGCAAAACCCGACACCCATATCGTCATCAAGTCCAAGCGCGACGGCTATCGCCGCGGCGGTGTTGCCCATCCCAAAGGCAGCACCACTTATCCGGTGGGGAACTTCACCAAAGACCAGGTCGAGGCTTTCAAGAACGATCCGCGTCTGGAGGTGAAGCTCACCGGCGAGGATGCGGGCGGCGGTCAAGGCGATTGGCCGCCGACCGAAGAAGCCCTGGCCGAGATGAAGCACGATGCGCTCGGCGAAATCCTCACCGCGCGCGGCGTCGATCCAGTGCCGTTGAAGAGCAAGGACGAGCGCCGCGCCGCCATCCGTGAGCTGGTCGCGAAAGAGAAGGCTTGAACGAACGACGCGCGGTGGAGCAGCTCGGTAGCTCGCTAGGCCCATAACCTAGAGGTCGTCGGTTCAAATCCGACCTGCGCAACCAGATACCCAGGGCCTCTCTGATCCTGCTCGCAAGGCAGTCAGCACCCTTTGGGAACCTTCGAAGGTAGGGGCTTAGCCCGGAGGCCACTAAAGGGGGCGGCGACAGGTGATCGCCGTCCCCACCTTTATCGAGAGGCGCCATGTCATACGCCACCAAGGCAGATCTGATTGCACGCTTCGGCCAGGATGAGCTGATCAAGTGCACCGATCGCACCAACCGTCCGCCGACGACGATCGACGACGATGCTGTCGGGCGCGCGCTCGATGATGCTGACGGCGAGATCAACGGCTATCTGGCGAGCGGCGGTATCGTGACGCCGATGGCCGCGCCGCCTTCGGTGTTGGTGGCCAAGGCATGCGCGATGGCGCGCTACCTCCTGCACAAGGATATGGCGACGGACAAAATCCGCGCCGACTATGAAGACGCGCGCAGCTGGTTGCGCGATGTCGCCGCCGGCCGGGTCAAGCTTGGCGACGTCAGCGCGCCGGCCAAAGCGCCAAGCCTCGGCCCCGTTAAGGTGTCAGCGCCGCACCGGATGTTCACATCCGACGCCATGAAGGGCCTTTAAATGGCAAGCGCCGCCCTCACCGTTACCGCGTCGGCCGACCTTAGCGCCTGGCAGGGCATGGCCGATCGCCTGCGTGCGTTTGGCGGCGCCCCGCTCGATGCGGCAATGGATGAAATTGGTGAGGGTTTGGTCTCATCGACCAAGGCGCGATTTCACGCGCAGCATGATCCCAGCGGAAATCCTTGGAAGCCATCGCAGCGGGCGATTGACGAACAAGGTGAGACGCTGATCGATACCGCAAAGCTGATCGGATCACTCACCCACAATGTGATGCAAGGCAAAGGCGTCGAGTGGGGATCGCCGATGGTCTATGCGCGCGTACACCAGGAGGGCGCCGACATCATCGTCTATCCGCGGTCGCAGAAAATCTACCGCGATAAGGAGAAGCTGCAGCGCGCGGCCAACCGGCCGTTCGGTGAAAAGGTCGATCTCTCGCTTTACCAGTTCGTCAAGAAGTCAAAGGCGACGTTCGAGAGCTGGGCCACGATCACCGAGAAGTACACGATCCACGTCACCCCGCGCCCTTATCTCGGCATCGACAATGCTGACATCGCGATGGGCATCGGCGTGCTGACCCGTCACCTGTCGCAGCAGCTTCTCGGCCGCGCCCTGGGGGCGACGTCATGATCACACTGTCGGTCGACGGAATTATCGCCCGTATCGAGACGCTGAAAGAAGCCGGTGTCGTGAACGACGTTGGCGGTCTTGGCAATATTCAGGCCGCGCCCGAAAACACGATTGTCACCGACAGCGTGTTTGTGCTGCCGCCGACCAAGGCGGGCGGTCCGAACATTACGGGCACAACGCGGGTCAACCAAAAGGTCACGACGCTGGTCGGTGTCGCGATCGTCTTCCTGAACATCGGCGCCGGCGCCGAGATGACGTCGCATATTCAAACGACGTGCGACGCGGTCGAGGATCTGCTTCTCGGCTGGGTCCCGGGCTCCGGCCTTTCGCCCTTCACGCTCGCTTCGGCGCGTCCCGAGGAGATCAACACCGCCAAGGGGTATCTGATCTACAGCTTCATTTTTGAAACGTCTTATCACGCGAGGAAACCATGACCGATAAACAACCGGACGGCCTCGCAGCCGGCCGTGTCTACAATTTCATCCTCACCCTGCCGCACGCCGAGGCCGCCGCTATGCGTGCGCTGACGTTCGCTGAGCAGCTCAAGATTGTCCAGATGGATGGGGCCGACCAGGACGCGGCCATCAACGCGCTGATGCAGCCGAAGGCGGCATCCGCCAAGAAGGAGATCAAGAATGTCTGAACAGGTCCTTCAGTTTGGCCTGGAAGAAACCTACGGCCTCGACCCAGAGCTGGAGGCTACCAAGGCGTTTCGCGCCTACAACGTCCAGCTCACTCCGTTTGCCGGTTCCACCGCCGATCGCGCGCGCGCCGGCGTCGGGTCCGGCGCCTATCCTGTTGCCCATCTCGGCACCTATCAGACGCTGATGTTCGACGTCGATCTGGCCGGCGCCGGCGCGGCTGGCACCGAGCCGTTGTGGGGCGCTGCTGCTGAGTGCTGCAATCTTGCCAAGGTGGTCACGGCCAACACGTCGGTCACCTATTCGACGCAGAACTTCGTCGACGCAACAGCCAAGAGCGGCACGGCGTATTTTCTGTGGAACGGCATCAAGCACAAAATCACCGGTGCGCGCGGCGAGCCGAGCCTCATCTATCAGCCCGGCAGTATTCCGGTGTTGCGCTTTGCAATGACCGGCCTCTTCAATCCCGCGGCCGACGCTGAGTTTCCCGACGTCGAGGCTACCGTGGCGAGCTGGGTGGAAGGCGTCGAGTTCAATCCCGACAACTCGACCTTCTCGCTGTTTGGCGCTACGCCCGAGCTGCAAAGCGCACAGTTCAACCTCGGCAACCAGGTCAAGTACACCCCGCGCGTTAATGCCAAGCAGGTGCGCATTCCCGGCATGCGCCAGGGCGGCGGTAACCTGTCGTTCAAGATGCAGTCAGTCGCGGCGAAAGACTGGCTCGGCATCGCCAAGGCCAACACGCTCGGCGCGGCGCAGATCGTTCACGGCAAGACCGCGGGTAACATCGTCCAGTTCGACGCCGGCAAGCTGCAGATCGTCCAGCCGACGTTGAGCGACACGGACGACGAAACCTATCTGTCGTCGCAGATCCGGATCACCCGCAATCCGGGCGGCGTCGAATTCAAGATCACGGTGAAATGACGATGGACAAGTACGTTTTCAAAAAAGCTGATCCGAACGCGCTGCGCACTGTGATCTATCCCTGCACGATCAGGCGGGCCGGTAACGGTGGCACGGTGACCGAACTGTCGATCGACGTCGAGTTCGCGCTTATCGATCCCGACGTGATGGCAAAAGCAACCATGCCGTTTTCGCTCAATGCGACGGGCAAGGACGGCGATGTCGTCGTTTACGATCTCGCGGTGAAGGGGTTCCCGGGGCTGCCCGGCGCCGAAGGTGTCCCGCCCGCCGACGTCATCGCGTCGGTGCGCAGCGATCCCGAAGCCGTAAAGGGCATCGCCGCGGGTTATTTCCGCATGATCGCGGGGCGCGTCCCGGGAAACTGAAAACGATCGTGCGGGCGTTGATGGGCGAGCGCTTGCACGATCGTACCGAGACGGGAGGGCCAAAGCTTAGCGAAGCCCTTCTCGCCCAATTCGAGGCAATGAACGCGCGGCCTGAACAACTCGCCAAGCTGCGCAGCAAGGCCGAGCCCACGCAGGGGCCTGTGACCGTCGATATTGAGGCAGACGTTTGGGACGCATTCAGGGTCTTTCGCCTTGTGTTCATCAGCCAGTGGCGGCGCGAGACGTTTGTTGCCGGCAAGAAAATCATCTCGACGCGGCATGGCCTCGACTACACCGCGATTGCAGCAGTCGCTGGTGGCGTGGGTGTTCCCGCATCCGAGGCATTCTGGGAGCAGATCGCGGCGATGGAAACGATCGCACTCGGCATTCATCGCACACGAGAGGCGGCAGCTTTGCGTCGCCTCTGAAATTTTTCCGAGGCCGCAGTCGTCGTTAGGCTGGCCACAATGGCTCTAGAGCGGGTTTTGAAAGGTCCTTTTACAGCATGCCAGAGCTTGTTGCACGCGCTGTCCTGAAGTCCGATGCGTCCGGCCTGGTGCTGGCCGCCGACCAGTCGGAAGCGGCATTGGCGCGCGTCACCAAGGCCGTGAACGATGTCAGTGCTGCCGGCAGCGCGGCGGCTCCCGCCGTCAACACCAGCGCGGCGGCCTTGAAGGCTCAGGCTGATGCCGCCGAAGCGGCTCAGCGCGCACTCGGCGCCGCGGGTGTCCAGAAGAAAGCAGACGTTGAGGCGCTAAAGCAACAAGCCGCCGCGAACGACAATGTGATGGCGAAGGTGCAGTCTCTTGCCGCCGCCTATGGGGAATTCAACCAGGGTGTGTCTGCATCGGAGACGTTGCTGAAGGCTCAGCTGATCACGGCGCCAGAACATACCGCCAATATGGAAGGCTTGGCGGCTAAGCTCGCCCTGGCTAAGGCTGCGTTTCATGGCATGGGAGATGGAGCTAAGCAGGCCGAGGTGGATGTCGAGGCGGTCGAACGTATGCTTGCCTCTCTCGGTGTTCAGGCCGGTGTCGCCGGCGGCCAGATCAAGATCCTGCGCGATGGCATCAAGGCTATTCCCGGTCTTGTCGCCGCCGCACCTTTGGCGGTCGCGTTTGCAGTGATTGCGGCGGCAATTGGTGTTGGCTTACTGGCCGAGAACGATTTTGAGAAGTCTGTCAATCGCATGAACGTGACGTTGGCTGCTCACAACCTCACGGTCATGGGTACTTCGGGACGATATCTTGATCTTGCGGAGGACATGTCTACGGCCGCCGGGGTTGGCGAAAAGGCCGGCCGTACCATGGCCGGCGCATTCGCTGACGCCAACCTCTCGCCGGAGTTGTGGACCCAGACTTCGGCCGTAGCACGCGATTACGCCGCGGTGCTTGGGGGCGAAGTCCCCGATGCGGCGGCAAAGCTGGCCGGAGCTTTGCGCAATCCGAGTGAAGCCGCCAAGCAGCTCAATGATCAATACGGCCTGTTCGATAGCGCGACGATGCGGTTGATCGAGCATCTCGACCAGATGGGCGCGACCGAGAGCGCAGACACAATCATACTCGATGCCTTCGCTGATCGCATCAAGAACGCTGCCGAGCAAACCACGGGCTGGGCAAAGGCTTGGGATTGGGTTTCGCGTAACGCCTCAAACGCGTGGGACGCGATCGGTAACGCACTTTTCAAAAGCAACATTGAAAAGGCTAAACAGGATCTCGCTTCATATCAGCAAGAACTTGAACAAGCCAAGCGTGGGTTTAGCACGGCAGTTGTCGGTGACGGAACTACGATTATATCGCCAACGCATCGCTCGCTGAAAGACATTCAGGCTGATATTGACGCCGTCCAGCGGCGCATCAATCCGCAGACCGCACGACCAAATGATGACGAAGCCCGGAACAGGGAACAAGCCTATCTAAAATCGCTGAGCGAGAGCTACGATCAGTTCACGGCGGACCTTAATCGAAACGATGCCGAGCGAACGCGAATTCTTGTCGATCGCGACAAGGGCATAATTGGTGCGGTCGAAGCAGAAGCGCTACTTGCGGGGAATAAACAAAAATTCAATCAAATTCTGGAGAGCCAGGCTGCTTACTATCGGTCCCTCGATAAGGAAGCGCAGCACTGGTACGAGCGCATTCAAAGCCTCGTCCTGTCGGGTTCCGATGTCATCCGTCAATCGCAGCAAGAGGCAAAGGCCGCTGAAGGTCAAGCTGCGGCTTACCGAAATGGCGTTGGAGCACTCGACGCATATAACGCAAAACAAGAGATAGTGAAGGCAACGTCTGCACAGACGGCCGCGATGCATTATCTCGAAGCGACCGCTGCTAAGGCATTGCACAAGAGCATTTCCGATCTGACTGAAGCCGACAAAAACGCTATCCCGCACTACGCCGAACTCAAACGCCAGATCGATGCCGTCACTGTCGCCGAAACGCGCCGCGCGGCCGCGCAGCGGTTGGGCGCCACGATGCAGGATATCGATCAGCGCATCGGATCGGCGAGCGGCGATCTCTCATCGGCGCTGCGCGATGCAGCGGAACAACAGCGGTTCAAGACGCTGTCCGAAAAGTACCAGCAGAACTACGGCACGCTAATGGCGTGGCGCGAGAAGGCGATTGGCCAGGGTATGCCGACCGACTGGATCGACGCCTATGCCGACAAGCTTGGCATGCTGTTCCAGCACGATGCCAAGAGCCTCTACGAACAGAACCTGCGCGATCACACCGATTGGGCGTCCGGCATTGAGCGCTCGCTGATTGACCTTGAGCGGGCGCACGAGGACTGGGCCCGCACGACCGAAGACTTCATGAACGGGTGGGCAAGTTCCGGCGAGCAAATGTTCGTCCGGTTTGCCGCAACTGGCAAAGCAACTATCGGCGATCTGACGAGCTTCATCGAGCAGAAGTTCGCCGAGATGGCATACAAGCGCTATCTGGCGTCCAGCTTTGATGCGTTGGGGAGCATTGTTCTTGGCGGTATCGACAGTATCTTTGGTGGCATTGGTAAGGCGATGGGCGTTAGCGCGGGCGTCCACCATAGCGGTGGAACTGTCGGCGCGCCGGCCGTTACGAGAAATGTCCCTGCTGCAGTGTTTGCGCGCGCCGAGCGGTATCACCTTGGCGGCATCGTCGGTGCCAACGATAACTTGGCGCCGGGCGAGCGGCCGATCATTGCGATGGACGGCGAACGCGTAAAGACGGTCACTGAACAACGTGCGGACCTGCTGCGGGACCAGGCGCTGGTTGCCGCACTGGAGCGTCCTCTCGTGATGCAACTGCCGCCAGCGGCGTCGCTGGGAGGCGATGTTTACCTCAACGTGTCCAACCCACCGGGAACAACGACGCGCACCGCGGAAAGCCGCGACGCTCAAGGTAACCGGCATATCGACATCATCAATGAAATCGTCGATCAGGTTGAGGCAGCTCAGGTCGAGCGCGTTCAGACCGGCCGGTCGAGCCTGGCCGATGCTCTGACGGCTCACTACGATTTGAATAGGCGCGTCGCATGACGGCCCAACTCTACGCGCTGCTTCCTGCCGGCATCGTTGATTACGAGCCGCTCGCCTCGGGCTATGCCATCCAGCTACCGAACCCCTGGGCTCGGACGCAAGTTGACCAAGGCGAAGCAGTTCAAGAACGGCTTTATCGCAGCGCGCCCGCCTACTTCACCGTCGCATGGCCGATGTCGGACGAGGCTGCCGAGATCTATCTCGGTCATATCGAAGAGACTGGTGGTCCTGGCGCATGGCATTCGCTCGACGTGCGCCGGCCGGGCGGCTTCGAAACGATGAAGGTCCGCTTCGTGATGGACGGTAAATCCGAAAATCACCAGCTCGTCTTGGAAGATGGCGAATGGATCTTGCGCGGCCAGCTTGAAACAAAGTCGTTCAAGGTGATGGCGAGCACGGATCTGGCGCTGCGATTGCTGACATATGGCACAGACCTGTCTGCAATGGAACTCGACGGCATGTTGTCGGAAGCGTGGGCCGACATTGTGGAGGGCTGCCGTAATGGCCTCTGAAATTGCAAGTGAGGACCTGACAATTTACGCCTGGACCGGAGACCCGAACGATTGCGTGATGCATACGATCGAGCTTCGACACCCAGCGTTTAGGGACGAGGATGGCAACACCGCACCGGTGCGGATCGTATGCGACTTTGAAGAACTGGCGGCGATGCTCGAAGACGGCGCGCCGATCGACGGCGGAGACGAAGTCACGTTCAGCCCATGCGCCTTCTCCGTAAAGTTGCCAGACCAGGGGATGGGAGGCTCTCCGTTCGTGAACGTGAACATCGACAACGTCAGCCGTACACTGATGCCATATGCCGATGCAGCGGCCGACAGTCCGTCGCCGGTGGATATGACCTATCGCCAGTTTCTGGCGTCCAATCTCTCCGCGCCGGCACTCGTGATGGACGGCGCCAAGATCAACAAGCTCAAGATCAATCTCTTCGGACTGACCGGTCAGGCAGGCTACGACGACTTCATCAACAAGCCCCATCCCGCCTTGATCTACACGACAAGGGAGTATCCCGGCCTTGATCGCTGACGCCCACAATATCGCCGCGGCGGTGGCATTCGTGAATGCCACGATGGGCAAGCCGTGGGTCAAAGGCGCGACAGGACCTGACGCCTGGTGCTGCTGGACGCTGGCTCAAGCCGGGCAGCGTCTGCTGTTCGGTCGTGAGATTGCCATGATCGGCATCGACGAGGACAGCGCCATCTCAGTCGCTCGCGCGATGCGCAACCATCCACTGTGGGCGGCGTGGGAGAGGCACGATCAGCCAATGCATGGCGACGTTGTGAAGATGTGGCGGCCGTCCAATCCGAACCACGTTGGTACCTATCTCGCCCTGGATCGCGGCGGCATCCATCATTGCCAGCGCGGCTCCGGCGTTGTGTTTGACGCCGTGTTCAATCTTCCGACCCTGGGTTGGTCTCGCCTGGAATATTGGCGCCCGAAGGTGACGCCATGACCGCGCGTCTTGTCTATTTTCCGTCGCCGATGATGCCGGAGATCGGCGCGCAGGAGTACATCGTGCCCCCGGGCATTTCGGTGCGGACTGCGATCGCCCTCACCGGGATCAAGAGCGGCGGCATGACGATGCTGTTGCGCCGCGACATGCCGGAAGATCCGACGACACTGGCCGATATCTATGTTCCCTTCGCGTCGTGGACCGGCGAACTGATCCACGATGGCGACACCTCAATCCTGATCGAACATCCGCAGGCTGGTGGCGCGGCGTCGGCCATCGCAGTAGCGCTTGCGAAGATGGCCTCTTATGCCGCTTCAACGCTCATAGCGACATTTCCAGAGACCCTCGGCGGGTCGATTACTTTCTGGGGCGGTCTGACCGTCTCGATGCAGGCAATCCTCACGTCAGTTATCTTCCTATCTGGGTCGATGCTGATTACGTCGCTCATCCCCGGGCCGAAGTCGTACACCGTCCCGAACATCCAGGCGCAGACCTACTCGCTATCGGCACAGCAGAACCTTGCGCGGCTTGGGGCTGCTGTGCCGACAGCCTATGGTCGCAACAAGCTTGTCTGCGATGTGATCAGCCAGCCCTGGTATGACTTCGTTGACGGCCGGCAGCGGGTTATGCAGCTCTTCACCTGTGGTGAGGGCTACTACGACATCGAGGCAATCCGCGCCGGTGACGGCGTCATCTGGCGCAACGGCGGCCTCACGCCAGCCTATTCCGATGTCGAGATTGAAGTGTGTCCGCCCGGCACGGCCGTCACATTGTTTGACGACAATGTCGTAACCTCGCCGGAAGTCCAAGGCATCGAGGCGCTAGGACCAAACCAGGAGGACCACAAAGTCCTTGGACCATTTGTGTGCAGCAAATCCGGCACGCGCGCGACCAAGCTGCAATACGATGTCTTCCTGCCGTCGCTCGGCACCCTGCTCGCCGACCAGCACCTCGACCCGGCAACCGTGAGCTGGCGCGTCATTGCCAGCACAATCGATGACGAGGGTAACCCGACATCTGACGGTGAAGTCAGAGACGAGAAAACACTGACGCTCTCAACCAAGAGCCCTATCCGGAAAACCTATGAGATGAACCTGCCGGGTTCTCACCGCTGGCAGGTGACATTCGAGCGGACGAACAACAAGTCGACCGACAATCTGGTATCCGATACGCTGCAATGGCTGAGTTTGAGAACGTTCCTGCCCTCGAAGCTGGTCTACAACGACGTGACCGTTATCGCGGTGCGCGGCACTGGCACGGTGAACCTTAACGGCAACGCGCTGCAGAACGTCAACGTCATCGCCACCCGAAAGCTGCCGATCTACAATCCCGAGACCAAGGCCTGGACCGATCTCACCCCGACACGAAAGATCGCGGCGGCCGTCAGCCATTGTTTGCGCGCAGTTGGCGGCATGGCGGACAAGGTCATCGACCTTGACCTATTGTGGGGTCATCTCGATGCGACATGGACCGAGCGTGGTGACACGTTTGATTTTCAGTTCGGTGATCGCAAGGGCCTTTGGCAAGACGCTTTAGAGCCTATTCTTTCGGCCGGCCGGGCGCGCCCCTTAATGGTCGGCAACCGCGTCACCTTCTTCCGAGATGAGCCGAAGGCGGTCTACGACGGTGGCATGTTCACGCCGCTTAACATGGTTGCAAACACATTCACTCTCGATATCAACCTTACGAACGGCAGCTCGATGGATGCCCTGGTTGCGGTCTATCGCGATCAGGTGACCTGGACTGAAAAACGCGTGCTCTGCAAGATGCCCTGGTCAACGGCAACTCTGGAATCCGCTCCCGAAGTCCAGTTCCTTGGCGCTGGTAGCCGGGCACAGGCCTATCGCGAGGGCATGTTCCGTCTGGCCGATGGGTGGTATCGGCGGCGCCGGTCGACCTTTACGACCACCCGCGAAGGGACGCTGACTTTGCCCGGGCAGAAGGCACTGCTCAGTCACTACATCGCGGACTTTTGGGGCAAGTCGGCAGCCGCGGAGGACCTGACTGCTGGTGACACCGTGTCGATCGGCGGCGTCGATGTGCATCGTGATCTGATCACTTTGTCGGAACCCTGGTCGCGGCCGATCAATGCAGAGGGCGACAACGTCATTGCGATGACGACGCCGGATGGCAAGGTCTATGGCCCGGTGCCATTTGAGCTCGTGGATGATGGCAGCGAGGGCGGGCAAGCGATCGTCCGCCTCATGGGTTTGGCGGCCGTCAACGGCAGGTTCACCGGACAGCAGCCGCGCGACTGGCCGCTGTGGGATGCAGCCGGTCAGCAGAAGCGCCGCCCGCGGTGCAATCTCGGTGTCGGAACACTGGTCGCAAGAGACATCGGCATCGTCACGATGTCGCCAGAGCAAGGCGGGCGTCACGCCACGATCGGCTGCTTCATTGATAACCCGCTCGTGCACACGGCCGATCAGGGTGAGGTGCCGGGAGAGACCATCGTCGCCGGCAACTCGGATCTGGCCATCACGGCGATCAACGTTTCCGAGCGCATCATCATCGAAGAAACGCCGGCCTCGTCCCTCTATGGCGCAGACTTTACCATCGTCGGAGCGCCAGATGCGGTGTCGTTCGATGTTCGCTGGCAGTTCAAAGACTACCGGTACCATACGACCTATCCCACGACTGGGCTGGTTTTGGTGTGGCAGGCGTTGACACCTATCGAAACAGGCAAAGCGCGGACATTCACCATCAACGCGTTCGCCGGAACCCTGAGCTGGATGTCAGGCCCTGTCCTGGTTCGTGTTTATGCACGTGCGATCAACGCGGACGGCAAATACGGTTCGTGGTTCCCCGTGACGTTCTATGCGGACGGCCGACCTGAAACCGCGCCGCCGAATATCGCCGACGTTAAGGCCTCGCGGGCGTGGGACAAATCCGCGACTGATCCCATCACCTATTACTGGCCGACACCACGCAACGCATCGTCTTACATTGTCCATGTCATTGCGCGTCGCCGCGGCGATGATGGATGGGCCACCTATGGCGAGCGAGAGATTGAGAGCAACAGCTTCGTCTACTCGCCGCAGATGCAAATCGACGACGGCGGCCCGTGGAACAACTGCTATCTAGAAGTCAAGGCCAAGAACAGCGCCGGCATGAGCCCTAATTGGGCCGGTGCCGAGAACAACTATCCGTAAGAGGAACCAATGTCTCAGACACCAGCCCAAGCTATTGCTTCGATCACCACGCTCGCCCCGTTTTTTGCTGCCTTCATGACTGGAGACGAAGATGCCACGGTCGATCTTGGCGACGGTGGCGATCCGATCCCGTCTCTCCGCAAACTGGTTGCCGATTTTCCGACCGAAAGCGTGCAGGTCACTAGCATCTTAGCGGCACTAGATCGTTTATCTGTCACGTCTGGAATTTCACTGAAGCCATACAAGACCAGAGATCAAGCCGACGCGGCGAAAGCGACACTCGAAGATAGGACTGTGGTGCTCGTCTATGCCGACAGCGCCGAGGCAAACAACACTCTTTACGTGATTGAGGTGAACGCGGGAGTTCATTCTCTGGTGCAAGTTCAGGACCGCGTCGACCTTACGGTGAAGAACCATGTCGCACTGTCGAGACCTTGGCTAACAGGAACCAACGCCGCTAGAAACCCTCTGTTCGATCGAGAGAGTGTAGGCTCTACTGGCGCTCCAAAGGAATGGAACGTTACTTCCAGCGGCGCGGCGACCACTCAGGCCTCTTTCGTGTTGGAGGCCGTCGAGACACCGTTCAGCAATATTGCCTTCACGTCGACCCACTATTGGAATGGGGCGGTCGGTACCGATATTCAGCTCAATCAAACCGTGCAGGTTCCGAAGCAGTACCTGGGTGATACCTCGCTTGTTGCGCGGTTTATCTACTATGCCTTTGTTGACGCCACTGCGGCGGCGAAGGTCAGCTTGGAAGCCTTTTGCATGCTCAAGAATGCGCAGGGCACCTACATCGCTGCGGTATATCCGACCAAGGTTTCAACTGATGGTGCCGCTGGAACGTGGTTTCCCGTGGTCTTCGATGTTCCGGTAACTGATAGCTCGACTGCCTACGTGAATTTCGGCATGCGCCAAAATGCCTACCATGATCGCGGCACGTTTGCTGGTGCTGTCGTGCGCGCAACAGGGCTGTTCATCGGTTGGGATCGCTCCGATCAAACGATATTCGACCGCAACTCTGCCGAAGAGATGGCCATGGCTGTTGCCAACGCGACCCCGTGGAAGACGGGCCTCAACACCATGATCAATCCCGTATTCTCACAGGATACGGTTGGCCAGACGACGACGCCGACGGGTTACTCGGTGACATTTGGGGGTGCCCACGCTGTGCAGGCCGCATACATCATGGAGGCCTTCACCAATCCATTTGAAGCCGACAAGGTCCTCAAGGTTACGCACTACTGGGACGGGACACACGCCACAGACCTCCAGCTCAAACAAACTATCCCGATCCCTGCACGCTATCAGGGCACGACTACCCTTGTGGCACGGTTCATGTACTACGCCTTTGTTGACGCAACCGGCATCGGCAAGATCGACTTTAGCGCATTTGCCCAATCGCTTGACGGCGCTGGAGCGGTCATCAGTAGCTTTTATCCGACAAAGATTTCGGTCGACGGCCCCGTCAACACGTGGTTTCCGGTGATCTTTGATGTCCCAATTACCAGCGCATCTGCGAAAAGCCTTATGATTGATGCGCGCAACAGTGCGAAAGAGGACACAACATTTTCCGGCGCGATCGCCCGCCTCTCCGGTTTTTTTATGGGATGGTCACGGCCTGAGCAGAAGGTCTACGACCGCAACCTGCAATTTGAGATGCAGCAGGCTGCGCAGGTCGCTATGAGGCTTTCGGTCGGCGCTTATGACCGGTACCAGGACACTCGCGGCAATATTCTGCCAATCGTTCCGAAGGACATCATCACTTGCTTTGGTGACAGCCTGACTGACGCCAACTGGGCGGCCACGCTCGCAAACAACTACTCGAACGCGGCGATTAGCAAGACCTGCAACAACTACGGCATCGGCGGTGAGCGCTCGGACGAAATCCTAGCGCGCATCAGAGGTTATCAGGTCAACACGAGCGGCATTAACTGGGCGAGCGGCACTATCCGGTTGAGGGCGCGCATCGCCGTGCCGCCACGAACGGTTGACGCTACGTACAGATCGGATTGGTCGACCTATGGCGCCAGGATCTGCCGCCCGACCGCAGTGGAATTCTTTAACGCTGATGGGTTTATTGGAAAGAGCTATAGCCAGTTCACCGCGACAGCGACTGTGTCCGGAGATACCCTGACGGCCGCTGGACATCCGTTCCAGAACGGAGACATTGTCCACAGCAGGAACGGCACTGTCCCCACAGGCATGTACCGTTATAAGCCCTATTACGTCCGGGACGTCACGGCGAACACCTTCAAGCTTGCCGAAATGGACGGCGGTGCTGCGGTCACCTTTACATCGAGCGTGTCGATCACGCTTTTGGGCGACTTCTATTTCGATTGGGCCTATACCACTGGGACCGATCACAACATCTCGGTCATCACCCATACGGATCACGACAAGGATCTTGTGACGATCTGGATGGGTCAGAATGACTATGGCCAGTTGGTCGGCGGAAATGCAGCAAATGTCGCACCAACTGTGGCGGCCGTGATCTCAAACATCAAGGCAGCCATTGCCCAGCTGAAGACACTCGCCAAGCGTTTCGTTGTCCTCACCACAATCCCTAACGAGGCGTGGACCACAGGCACCCCGGAAAACAACGCGATGCTTCAGGTGAACAGTTCCATTAAACAGGAGTGGCCTGACAACAACGTCGACGTCTACGCAATGCTTCGGACACACGGCGACGGGAGTGCCAACGACAATGCTGACATTGCGAATGGGATCACGCCGCGCAGTCTGCGCGCTGATGCCATTCACCTGAACGCCACCGGCTACCAACTTGTCGCAGACGCAGTTTATGGTTGGACCTATGCTACCCGGAAGTGGTGA